GAGAGCTCATGACTTCCGGCAGCGAGGTCATAACGGGTCTGAAAAGGCTCGCATTCGGAAGCTGCAAGGACGCGGCTGTGCTCGCCTTCGCGGACGAGCTTCCCCCTCCGGAGGTCATCGGCAGGCTCGATCTGTTCAATGTCTCCGAGATAAAAAGGGTCAAGGGCGGCGGCGTTGAGGTCAAGCTCTTCGACAGGCTCAAGGCTCTCGAAAAGCTCTTCGAGCTGGAGAATACCTTCTCCGACCGCGATAAGGCTGCCGGACTTATGAACGCTCTCTTAGCCGGTGGGGAGGAGGCTGAGGAAACTGAGGATCAGTAAGCTCTCGCACAAGCAAAGGCTTGCCGTGAAATGGTGGGCGATGCCGGAATACCGCAGTCTCGATGCGGTCATCTGTGACGGTGCAGTGCGAAGCGGAAAAACGCTCTCGATGTCCCTCGGCTTCATGCTCTGGGCTTGCAGGAGCTTCAGCGGCAGTGCTTTTGCGCTGTGCGGCAAGACGATAACCTCCCTCCGCAGAAATGTCGTGACGCCTCTGCTGCCCATGCTCAAGGACTACGGCTTCACCTGCATCGAAAAGGTCAGCGCGAACTATTTCGACGTCACCATTCTCGGCAGGACCAACCGCTTCTATATCTTCGGCGGCAAGGACGAGGGCTCGGCGGCTCTCATTCAGGGAATAACGCTTTCCGGCGTGTTTTTCGATGAGGTCGCGCTCATGCCGCGTTCGTTCGTTGAGCAGGCGATAGCCCGATGCTCGGTCAGCGGCTCGAAGCTCTGGTTCAACTGCAATCCCGATACTCCGGCGCACTGGTTCTACACTGAGTGGATAAAAAAGTGCAAAGAGAAACGGGCGCTCTACCTACACTTCACTATGGGCGATAATCCCTCGCTCTCAACGGCACTGAAAAACCGCTACAAAAGGCTCTATTCCGGTACGTTCTATGAGCGCTTCGTCCTCGGGAGATGGACTGCATCACACGGTGCGGTCTATCCGATGTTCGACATGGAAAAGCACGTTTTCAGCGGAGAGCTCGAATGCGAGCGCTACGTCATATCCTGCGATTACGGCACGGTAAATCCTTCCTCATTTGGTCTGTGGGGGCTTCACGGCGGCGTGTGGAATCGCCTGAGTGAATACTATTATTCCTCGAAAAGAGAGGGAGCTCAGCGCACGGACGAGGAACACTATTCGGCTCTGGAGGAGCTCGCAGGCGGCAGGAAGATATCAAAAGTGATAGTCGATCCCTCCGCGGCAAGCTTCATCGAGTGTATCCGCAGACACGGGAAATTCAGGGTCGTAAAGGCGGATAACGATGTCGTAACAGGTATACGTCTCGTAAGCAGCGCACTCCGCAGCAATAAGCTGCGCTTCCATGAGAGCTGCAAGGATATCATAAGGGAATTCCAGCTATACTGCTGGAATGAGAGCTCCGGCAGCGATGCTCCCGTAAAGGAGAACGATCACGCTATGGACGATATGAGGTATTTCGTTACGGACATGGTGAATTCACAGGGCGGCGACAAGCTCGTTGCGCTGTCAGTATCAAGGTAGGGACAAGCTCTTGGTCCTGAAGGTACCGCCGTTCAGGATCCCGAAAGGAGGAAATATGAAGCTATTCAAAAAGAAAAGGCAGGCAAGCCGTTCGGCGCCGGAGATAGTCGCTGCACCGAGGATCTGGGATATGCAGCGCACTCTCCCGCCGGCAGTCGAGCCTGCCGAAAAGGAGCTTTACGACCGTCTGAGGTTCGCTGTTCCGGTCATCGACGCGGCTATCATGAAGGTGATACGTCTTACCGGAGGCTTCCGCGTGATATGCTCGGACGAGGAGCTTCAGGAGGAGCTCGACCGCTTCCTTGAAAACGTTCCCGTCGGTGTTTCGGGAAGGTCTGTCGGCTGTTTTGCCGATAACTTCCTCGACAGTATGCTAACCTACGGCAGCGCTGTCGGCGAGATAGTCAAGGACAGCGAAAATCAGCGCATTGCCGGTCTTTGGCTCGGGGACGTATCCTCGGTCAGGATCGGCACCGGAAAGGAGCCGTTCGCAAGGACCTATACCGTCTGCTCGGCGGACGGCACTTCAAAAAAGGTCTCGCACCCGGAGAATATCCTCTACGCCTCTCTCACAGGAGGAAAGTCGCTTCTCCGCGGACTTCCCGCACTCAGCAGCATTCTCCTGCGAATATACGAGTGCATCGGTCAGAACTACGACCGTGCCGGAAATGTCCGCTATGCCGTGACCTACAAGCCCCAGAGCGGTACGGACGATTTCGTTTACTCGCGTGAACGTGCCCAGCAGATCGCTAACGAATGGGCTGACGGCATGAATTCCGCAAGGTACGGTCAGGTCAAGGACTTCGTAGCTGTGGGCGACGTCGATATCAAGGTCATCGGCGCTGACAACAAGCTGTTCGACACGAATGTGCCGGTAAGACAGCTCCTCGAGCAGCTCATCGCAAAGCTCTCGATACCGCCGTTCCTGCTTGGTCTGAACTGGAGCAGCACCGAGCGTATGTCCTCTCAGCAGGCTGATATCCTCACCTCTGAGCTGGAGTATTACAGGCGGCTTCTCACTCCCGTGATATGCGGAGTTGCCGGAGCTTATCTTGCTTCGGTGGGCTCCGAGGCGAGCTGCCGCATAGAATGGGACAACATCAATCTTCAGGACGAAACTGCTCTTGCCGAGGCTCGTCTTAAAAATGCTCAGGCAAGGGAAATTGAAATGAGACTGGACGAAAAGTCCGGAAATATCTGATATTACGGAGGTTTATTATGTATAACGATATCAAACTTGAAAAGGGTCTTTACAATCTCAGCGGAAAGTCTTTCACCGCTGCTCTGGAGGAGCTTGACCCCTCCTCCGCTTACGCCGGAACTCCCCTCGAAAAGCTCGACGCCTTCGAGAGACAGCTCAAGCGCTTCAATATCCGCATCAGCGGTCAGGACTGCGACTGCGTTGAGAAGTTCTTCTCCACAACTGAGACCGCCGTGCTCTTCCCCGAGTTCGTGACACGCTCTATCAGAAAGGGCTTCAACGAGACTATCCTCGGCTCTGTATGCGCTGTCAAGACCGTTACCAATTCCGGACAGTATCTCGGCTGCGAGCTTGACGATACAGAGGAATATGACACTACCTCACAGTCCTCTGTACTCCCCGAGGCTACCGTTACAGAGAGCACAACGGCGGTTACTCTTGCCAAGTACGGCAGACTTATCAGCGCCTCCTATGAGGCTATCCGCCAGCAGAGACTTGACGTTTTCGGCGTCATGCTCAGAAGCATCGGCGTGAGACTTGCAGCAAGCGTGGTCAAGGACGCGGTAACGGTACTTGCAACCGGCGCGGAGGGTACTGAGACAGCAACCACTACCCTCGCTTACTCCGACCTTGCGGCTCTCTACGGCTGCTTCAGCGACTTCGAGATGAACACGGTAATCGCTTCTCCCGACAACGCTGCACTCATCGCGGCTATGGAACAGCTCAAGGACTGCAATGCAGACCAGAAGGGCAGACTTGTACTTCCCCTCGGTGCAGAGCTCGTGAAGTGCGCTGCCGCTGACGACGACAAGATCATCGGTATCGACCGCAGCTTCGCGCTCGAATTCATCACAAGCACTGACCTCGTCATGGAGACAGACAAGCTCATCGACCGTCAGCTCGACCAGATCACAGTATCCATCACCTGCGGCTTCAAGAAGATCACTCCTGACGCAGTAAAGGTGCTGACTATCAAGGCAGCCGACAATAACGGCTGATAAATTCCTGAAATACACGCGGACTGCCCTCTCCGGAGGGCAGCTTCGCAGGAAAGGAGCTAATATGGATAATTCTATCCTCGAAAAAATCAACCGCTTCACGCGCCGTCCGCTCACTGAGGACGAGGTCTACGTCTTTTCAGTTATCCTCTGCGATAACGACATCGACCGCGACTGCGAACGCTTTTCCGATGAGGCTCTCGATGAGCTGAGGGAGAAGTTCATCGGCAGGACCGGCATTTTCGACCACGATGCTGCCGCCTCGAACCAGAACGCGCGTATTTTCGATGCCGCAGTCATCGAGGACGGCTCGCGTCTCACGAAGTGCGGCAAGCCCTACCGTTACCTCAAAGCCGAGGCTTACATGGTGCGTACAAGCGAGAACCGTGACCTCATCGCGGAGATAGACGGCGGCATAAAAAAGGAGGTCAGCATCTCGTGCAGCGCTTCCGAGAGAAAATGCTCGGTCTGCGGTGCGGATAAGGACAAGGGCGGCTGCGAGCACGTCAAGGGGAAGATGTACGGCGGAAGGCTCTGCCACACCGTTCTCAGCGGCATAACCGATGCGTATGAATGGAGCTTCGTGGCTGTTCCTGCACAGGTCAGCGCAGGCGTTACCAAGCACTTTTCAAGCGGGAATGCGGTCTCCCAGCCGGTCGATACGGCTCTTGCGGAGGCTGACGAGGAGCTTCGCCGTGATATACGCAGGCTCGCATACTTCGTCGAGGGCACTGAGGCTGCAAGGTCCGTCGGGATAGTCTGCCGCGGCATGGACACAAAACAGCTCATCACGCTGAAAAGATCGCTCGAAAGCCGCCGTGTCAAGGGTACAGTCAGGGCTGAGCTTGCAGGCGAGCCCGAATCCGGGGACGCAAACGCTGATTTTCTCATGAAGTGAGGTGCGGACATGAATATCGAATCTGTAAAGTCCCTGTTCAGGCTGTTTTCCGGCGAGGACGGGGAGGAAAATGCACCGCTTATCGAGCTTGCGGCAGGCGAGGTCGGGAGAATGCTGATTCCCGATGCCGACAGCAGTGACGTCCGCCTTGATTTTCTTGCGGCGGCTGTTGCGAACTACCGCATGGCGCGGATAAAAGCCTCGCGTGACAGAACGCAGGTGACATACGCCGGAAAAATGCTGAAAAACGGCGAGGGCTCGCCCTGTGAGGCGGCTGCCGGTCTCCTGAGGGAGTATATGCAGCTCTGCTCGGATCTCATCAGCTCAAAAACATTCGTTTTCGCCGGATATTCCGGAAAGGAGGAGCTATGCTGAACACCATAATCGACCGCGTTATAAGGGAACTCCGCTCGTTCGGATCGGACCCGGTATACAGCGCATTTGACGCAATACCGGCAGAAAAGAAGTCCAAGGGCATCTACACCGTCGTCGGTATCGAGGCATTCGAGAGCACTGCTCCGGTCTACTCGCCGTACATCGTTTACCTGCCTTTCAGGGCGGATATCAGCGTGAAGGTCACTGCGCCGCCGGACGTTCCGCTCGGCACTCTTTACGGCTACTACAGCACTAAAACTGCCGTTGCGATAGGCGAGCTCTCCGGACTTAGCTGCTCGCTGAAAAAGCTCACCGTGAAGTACGATTCCAACATCAGCAGGCTCGTTCTCACGGCTGTTCTCTCCGCAGGCGGCATCACGCGCATAGAAAGGAGCACGGAATGAGTACCGCGACTTACCTCAACCAGCGAAAGGCGGTCCCGGTGAATATCGGGGATATGCTGCTGTACTGCGAGGAATTCACGGCTGCTGCCGCGAGGACGGTCTCCGAGCAGGGGACTGTCTCCGGCAGTGCGGCTGTCACAGGGACGTTCCCCCACAGCGCAAAGCTCACCATGAAGGGCAGGGTCTTCGATGAGGACGAGCCTCTCAGCCATGTGCTCATG